GGTACGTTGGAACAAATTTTCCGATCTTTGATAACGTCAACAGCAAGCGGCATCGCCATAACTCCGGATACGGCGCTTAGAGCATCAGCGGTATTCGCATGCAACAAGGTCATTTCAGAGACCGTAGCGCAACTTCCAATCAGGCTTTACCAGAAACTTCCGCAAAACGGGAAAGCAGAAGCGGTCAAACATCCGCTTTACAAGCTGATCGGAAAGCAGCCGAACCACCTGCAGACCTCTTTCGGGTTTCGGGAGATGATGACTGGTCATACAGTGATTAGAGGCAACTCCTACGCGTTGAAAAATCGGGTTGGTATGGGGCGTGTTGCCGGGTTGGTCCCTCTATCACCCGATTGCGTTACGGTCAGTATCGATAGCATGATGCAGCGGACTTATAACGTTACGACGAATGGACAAACGAAATCATTCCCCCAGGAAGATATTTTCCACCTGATGGGAATGACCCTTAACGGCTGGCAGGGTGTTTCTGTCCTGACATACGCCCGTGAAAGTATCGGGTTATCGCTTGCAACTGAAAAATTCGGGGCAAAACTGTTCAGTAACGGCGCTAAAATGAGCGGGATATTGACCACTCCCAGCAAATTCAAATTGGCCGATACTGCTCGGAAGATTGGTGAAGATTTCGACGCGGCAACCAGTGGCGGAAATGCTCATAAAACCATCGTACTTGATGATGGTATGACATGGAATAAGGTCAGTATGACCTCTGAAGATTCTCAATTTCTTGAGACTCGCGGTTTCCAGATTCCCGAGATCGCCAGATTTTTCCGGATGCCGCTGCACAAGATCCAAGACATGAGCGCCAGTACCAACAACAACATCGAGCAACAGGCTTTGGAGTTTCTGACTGACTGCATGCTGCCATGGTTGGAGCGTTGGACACAATCGCTCGATACGCAGCTGCTGACGGAGCAGGAACAAGACGAATATTATTTCCAGTTCGATGTTGATGATCTTCTCAGGGCCGATACGGTCAGCCGGTTTACAGCTTACGGGCTCGGGATCGCTAACCGGATACTCAACCCGAATGAGTGCCGGACAAAAGAGAACCTCAATCCCTACGATGGTGGAGATAAATTCGAAAATCCCGCAATAACTCCGGGACAAAGCAAGGAACCGGCACCGCAACCTAAAAAATAAGCAACAAAGCACCGGCGTGACGCCAGGAGCGAAAAACTATGAAAAAAAACTGGTTTAAAATCGAAAACAGCGCAACAGACGTGGCAACTTGCTACATCTATGACGAAATCAGCGCTTACGGTGTCTCAGTAAAGGATTTTAGTGCCGTACTTTCCGGAATCAAGGCCGGAACGATCAACCTCCGCATCAATTCCCCCGGTGGCAACGTCTTTGACGGTGTAACCATCTACAACCTCCTAAAAGAACATCCTGCTCAAGTGGACGTCCAGGTTGACGGCCTCGCCGCTTCAATAGCGTCGGTCATCGCCATGGCTGGCGACAAGATCACGATGGCAAAAAACGCTATGATGATGATCCATAACGCATGGTCAATTGCTTGCGGTAACGCTTCCGACATGCGCCAAATAGCCGATGTTCTGGACAAGATCGACGGCACGCTTGTCAAGACCTACCAGGACAGGACCGGCTGCACACAACGCGACATCAAAAGCATGATGGCCGCAGAGACATGGCTGAATGCTGACGAAGCTCTTGCAAAAGGATTCTGTGATTGTGTTGGCTCTTGTGCAGATGCCAAAGCCAGCTTTGACCTTTCCAAGTTTCAGAATGCACCGCGCGAAGCGGTTGAGTTATACGCCGTACGGCGCGAAGAACCGGCAACAGAAAGAGAAATTGAGGCGCTTCTGCGGGACGCAGGGGTTTCGATTGCAAAAGCTAAAGCGGCAATTGCGGCAATCAAGTCTGAACCTCTGCGGGATGCAGACGATGGCGACATAGCGCAAGCGCTGAACAGGCTGTCAGTAATGATTCAGTTGGATAATTTATCACAATCCATGAAGTAAAAACCAAAAATTGACCGTCGCGACGACAGGTCAGAAGGAGTTCCAAGATGGATGTATCGATCAAAGAAGCAATCGAGAATGTTCAGAAAACATTCCACGACTTCAAGGCGCTGAATGACGAGGCGCAGAAGAAGCAGGGCGATGTTCTCCTCGCAATGGCTGTTGATAAAGCCAATGCAGCAGTATCTGAGTCTGAAGCAAAGCTGAGAGGGCTTTTTGAAAAGCTCGAAGCAAAGGTCAATCTCGCCGGGCTCGGCGGGGCGCTCGGCACCAGTGAGGAAAACAAGGCCAGAGCAGAGCACCGGAAAGGATTCAGCAACTACTTCCGGAAAGGTGCAGAAGCCGGGCTCAAGACGCTAGAAATTCAGGCGTCATTATCCAGTGGATCAGATGCTGACGGCGGGTTCACCGTTCCTTACGAACTCGACACCAACATCACTCGTATCATGGCGAAATATTGTTCCATGCGTGCCATTGCCACGGTACGTACAATCGGCGCATCCAATTACAAGAAGATTGTCAATCTGGCCGGAAATCAGTCCGGTTGGGTTGGTGAAACCGATTCACGCCCGAATACCAACACTCCGCAGTTGTCTGAACTGGACTTCCCGGCAATGACTCTCTACAGCAATCCCGCTGCAACTCAGGATATGCTCGATGATAGCATGATAGACGTTGAATCCTGGTTGGCTGATGAAGTCGGCATCGATTTTGGCGAAAAAGAAGGGCTTGCATTCATTTCCGGCAACGGGGTGAAACAACCTCGCGGACTTCTCGCATACCCTGTTGTTGCCAACGCCTCTTACACATGGGGATCAGTCGGATACATCCCTTCCGGAGCAGCTGGAGCTCTTCAGTCATCTCCTAACCAGGTCGATTGCTTGCTTGACCTTATTCACGCTGTAAAGCGTGGCTATCGTCAGAATGCATCTTTCCTGATGAACACCACCACTCTTGGCGCTATCCGTAAGGCAAAAACCACGTATGGTGATTACCTCTACACACCGACCATCGTCCCTGATGTCCCCGCTACGTTCTTCGGCTATCCGATCTTCGAGGACGACAACATGCCGTCAATCGCTGCCAACAGTTACTCAATCGCTTTTGGTGACTTTGCACAGGGCTATGTGATTGTTGATCGTCTCGGCGCTCGCGTGATCAGGGACGCATTCACCAACAAACCCTACGTGCAGTTCTACACCACGAAAAGAGTTGGCGGCGGAATCCAGAAGTTCGAGGCCATAAAACTGCTCAAGTTCGCAACGAGCTAAACTAAATAAAGGGGTGGGTAATGCCGCCCCACCAAATCTATTAAAATGAAGGAGAATCGACCATGAGTATGAAAGATATTTATTCCTACCTTGCCCTGGCAACCGGGCTCGTACCGCAAACGGTCACAACCGGCGGCGGTGCCAAAAACAGCGGAGATGTTGACCTCCAGGGATGTAACGCCGTAACTATTGTCATGAACGCCGGAGTATCCGGAGACACGTTGTCCACCTCACTGCATCATGTCGTTACATTGACGCATGCCGATGATAACGGTTCTGGCGCAGCTGGAACTTATAACGCCGTAGCTGCAAAAGATGTCCTGGGAGTAACTCCGGATGTCAACGGCAAAATCTTCGACTATGACGGAACTATCAACGTTGCTTCGTCAGTCTCGCAGGTTGGCTACGTCGGCAACAAACGTTTCATCAAAGTTACGTCCACTCCGACAGGCACCGTAACCAACGGCATGCCGCAATCAATCATCATCGTCAAAGGCGATAGAAACATTTCACCATAACCTGACTAACGAGGGGCGTTAATAGCGCCCCTTTAACCCTAAATCGGAGGAACTACCGATGGCATATAAGATTTTGAAAGACTTCAAAGGGTCGCCGGACGGCATGGCCGTAATTGATTATTCAAAGGGACAGGTTGTCAACCTGGTGCCGTCTCTCGCCGCAGTCGCTATCGATGAGAAGTGGGCGAAAGAAGTATCCGACGTCGCTACTGACGATCCGCAACCCGAACCGGCTATCAATGACATCACTGGCGAACCTATCCAGCCGGATCCGGTGGTTTAATGCAAGCGCGCCTTGTGACAGCACCGCTAAATACACCTGTTCAGGTTTCTGACGTTTCCGCCCAAGTACGCTTCGACGTGTCGTCAGAAAACACTCTGATCACGGCATATATCAATGCCATTACCGAGAAAGCACAGACTGTCACAAGGCGTGCCCTGATTACCCAGACGTGGGAGCTTGCTCTTGACCGGTTCCCACTCTACAACTTTAACGAGCTGGACATCATGACCAATTGGAAACGTGGCGCATACGACACTCCAAATCAGATTAAGTTGCCGATGTCCCCGCTTCAGATGGTCAACAGCATCAAATATATTGACGTAAACGGAGTTCTGCAGACGATTGATTCATCGACGTACTCCGTTGACACATATAGCGATGTTCCAAGGGTCGCCCCCGCAGTCGGGTACGATTGGCCGGGTACGATCCTAAATATGAACGCAGTCAGGGTTAACTTCACTTGTGGCTACGGAGTAGACTCAACATTTGTACCTGACGCTATCCGGACATGGATCTTGATCAACGTAGCGAACCTTTACGAGAACCGGGAAACGGAAACCATTGCAAACGGAAGGTTGACAATGGTTGATTTGAGTACGCTTGCCGATTCGCTCCTTGATTCTTACAGGATAATGTCATTCTCGTAACTGAGGGGAAATAAATGTCTGACTTTTCAAAATCATATACACGCACTATGAAAAACGAAGGTGCCTATAGTGCAAATCCTCGTGACCCAGGTGGCGAGACGTACATGGGGATCAGCCGTATAAAATGGGCTTCGTGGCCGGGCTGGCGGGAGATCGATAACGTTAAGTCCGAAATGATTAAAATACCGAATTATGGGACATCTTCCTATGATGTGTGGGTGCATCACCTCAATTCGTTGCTGGCGGTGCAACCTAAACTGCAACTATTGATACAGGGATTTTACCGGGAATATTTTTGGAAAGCGATAGGTGACATAACTGATCAGCGCATCGCGGATGAAGTCTTCGATAAATGCGTGAACTGCGGTAACGTGGCGGCGTTCTGGCTGCAACGTGCGGCAGGAGTTGGCGCTGACGGTATTATCGGTTCGCTGACTATATCAACAGTCAACTCGCTTGACCCGGTCACGCTGCTGCACGATTTCAACGAACTGGCGAAAGCACATTACGATGGAATCATCAGTCACGACCCGACGCAAGCGGTATTCCGGAAAAGCTGGTATTCTCGGCTTAAAAATTACGACGATACGCCTTTTGTGGCGTAATGAAGGGGTAAGTATGCTCAAGGCAGTATTTTTGGTACTGGTGGCTTGTTTG